ACTTCAAGTGTCTCCGGAGACAGTTTCGAGAGCCATCCGAAGAATTTTTCAAGGCCTTCCGCGACCTTCTCCATTACAGGAGCAAGATCCGCAGCAAGTTTCGTACCGATAGTCTGCAGCGCAAGCATTGCTGTCGCCTTTATCTTGTCGATACTGTCGTTATAAGCATTCGCACGGTCAAGTGTCTCCTGGTCTACTATCTCAAGGTCGTTATCCTTGAAGATCTGCGAAACCATCTTGTACGTCTCGCCGTTGTCTTCGATAAGCGGGTTCAGCTCTGCAGCAGACTTCCCGAAGATGGTCATTGCAAGTGCATCACGCTCGGTCTCGTTTTGCATCTGGCCGAGTGCTTTTATAGTCTCTTGGAAGACAGCGTCCTGATCACGGAGATGACCGGAGTTATCGACTACAGATACGCCAAGTTTCTGCCACGCTTCCGCAGCCGATCCTGTTCCTTCCGCAGCCGAGGCCATAGCCTTCTTCATCTTGATCTGCGACTTCGCGATAGTTTCGACCGATACGTCAACGAGATCCGCAGCCAGAGCATACTGCTGCAGCTTCTGCGTACTGATTCCTGTGACCGTTGACAGCGTGTTCAGGTCGTCCGCAGCCATAGCACTCTTTGTAGCCAGTCCGGCCAGAGCTACGTCAACCCCTGCGGCCGCCGCTGATACCGGAGCGAATGCCCGCCCAGCTGACTCGACCTTACTGCCGACGTCCTTCATCTTCTCGCCGAACTGGTTCAGCGGGTTCAGCATCTTCTCGACCTTCTTGCCCTCTTCTATGAAGTGCGTCAGCTTCGACTCGGTCTCAATGATTTCCCGGCGGAGTTCCATGTACTCCTGCGACGTCTTATCGACCGCCGGATCGTCATCCAGTTTCGCCTGTGCTTCTTTTAATGCGTTCAGGCGCTCTTTTGTCTGTTCGACCTTCTGACCGAGCAGCTGCTGTTTCTGTGCGAGCAGTTCCGTATTCCCCGGGTTGAACTTCAGAGCGTTATCGACCGAACGGAGATCCTTGTCGAGTCCCTTCGTCTTGGTGTCGATCTCGGTCAGCGCCTTGCCCAGCTTCGTAGTGTCGCCGTTGAATTCGATCGTTATGCCTTTTATATTTTTCCCTATAGCCATGTTTTACCCCAGCATCCAGTCCCAATCTGCCTGTGTGGCCTTCCTCGTCTTGACCTCTTCCTTCGCCGGCTTGGTACTGGTTTTAGTGTTTACGTTATGGATCCGGTTGTATTCTTCCACATAATCGACGACCTGTCCGATATCCATCTCCCGTATAGCATCTATCGTTAACCCTCTATCGACTCCTGCGATGGTGATGACGTCGAGTCCGATGGGATCGCCTTTTTCAGCCTTCCCAGAAGTCTTTCCGCGTTTTTTGAGCTTACCGAAGAATCAACGACTGCATAAAACAGTTCTGGAACGATTACATCGATGGGAAGCGTCTCGAACCGGTTAAAGTACTCGTCCGGACCAGGGATGCTCCTGTCTGCGTTATAAGCCATCGCCCAGAGGATGTTGTAGACCGTGATAATTTCCATGCCGGCCATCTTAATAAACGCATCTATCAGAGCATCGTTGTTGACCGCGTCTTTGATGGTTTCTGCGCTGATCTTGCCCTGTGACTCTTCCAGTATGCTCGCCATTGCGGCGAGTACACTCTCTACTAACGGCATCAGGTCGGGAAGAATATCATGCCCGAATCTTTTCCTATATGCGTAAAGCCAGCCGACAGAAGAATTGATCTCCATCGACTGACCCTCAAATTCTAATTTCCGTATCATGTTTTCACCTCGCTCCGTGAATCGCTGCAGAAAAAGGGAGGAAAGTAGCAGCGATATCTACCTTGTCGGGCTCGAGTCCCTATCCTCCCAGGGATGGAATGCTAAACCGCGCGAGCAGGAACCGGCGGAGTCGTGAACATCGTAGTGTAGACTGCACTGCCATCCGTGTAAGCAGCACGGACGATTCCTGTCTTGTTGTCACCATTAACGGTAAAGGCCAGCGTAGCTGTCGCAGGTTCGATAGAGTCTTCCGTAGTGGAATACTCTCTCGTGATCTGTCCAAGGCTGACATTGTAGAAGATTCCTCTTCTCGCTTTGTCGTCGCCTTCAGTCTGGAACATGAAGTAGACAGGCTTGTTCTGCTTGCCCTTGATCTGCGCGATGCCACCGTTTGCCAATACCTCGTAGTTCATGAACCGTGTCTTGAATGCGTCCGGGAACAGCGCGTTCTCGATAGTACCGGAATAGCCGTTATCGGAATAACCGCTCCAGTATACGGTGTTGTCAGCATAGAACTTATTCTCTTCGGATTCAGCGTCCATGCTGATGTTTACAGTCCCCGGGAGCGCATACGGTGTGCCAAGAGTAACCGTGCCGTTTGATGCGACATTGTATTCGCCGAAGTGCAGGTTGCTCACGCCAAACATAACCTTGTTAGCCATTTGCTTCTCCTCTCAATTAAATGTTGTAATAAATCAAAAAGACGTCCTCACCTTCGATGTAGACGTCCTCTGATTTCTCGTACTTGTATCCGTTTTCCAGCAACAGATCCTCAATGGTCGCTTCCAGTTCAGGATCCTTTTTACGGAAGTAATATTCTATCTGCCAGTTGTCCTTCCTGATGTAGTAGGTATTGTCAGCCTCAAACTGTTCCTGCCCTGCTCCTATAATGCAGAAGTACGGCAGTTCAGGCCGTGTGTTGTGATACCCATACGCTACAGGATAGTCCAGGGTTTTTATCAGGTTGAAGATAGTCATAACTTTTTCTCCAGTTCATTCAGATACTTTTCGATGCCTCGCTCTTCCGCCGGAGCAATATGCAGACGCGCCGGAGCACGTTTCCCAGTATCACCGTACTGGTTCGCTATAGCATGCCCTTTTTCCAAGAGATGCGTCAGCTGTCCGCCGGTCTTGTTCCAGACGACAGTTCTTACACCGCCACCCGGCACATTTTCATATTCCGCAGTCCATCCGTTTGCGTAATGCTTTCCGCCACGTAAGGAACCGCGCCCTGCGCTCTTCGGTGATGTTTTCTTCAGGTCTTTTGCGACGTTTTTGGCAACATCGACAGCAACCTCCCTGACAGTACCGTTAAGCTCTGACGCATATTGTTCCAGTATGTCGTTTATCTGTTCTGCTACGCTCTTGGTCATACCAATATCTCCGGCTCCGGAGTCGGTGCTGGCGGTTCATCTTCTGACAGACCGACACGCTCCTCGCATACGAGCGAAATCGCATCGCGCTGGGCAGTCCAGTCTGCTCTGATGACCGCGTACAGCTTCCCATCGTACTCCAGCAGCTTTTCCCCTTCGTAGTCTTCCCTGTTGGTCAGAGTGAATGTGATGGAAGGATGCAAGCCAATTTGTGCCGCATTGTAGAATTCCGACTGATATACGCCCCTCGGGATCGCATAGACTTCCCGGTCAGTGTAAACTCTGTTCTCATTGCCGTAGTCGTCATATGTGACCGTAGGGCCGACTTTTAACGTGATGACAGTGTCGTACATGTTAAGCCTCCGTGTTCAGCCAGTGCGTATATCCGCTGCAGGTCGCAAGCTGCGCTTTCTGTTCGTCGTAGCTTCTTTTAAGACGATCGTAGTCCTCCGGCAAACCGAAGTTCATTTTGCAGTACGTGATAACAGCCTGTGTTACGATCGCGTCCGCGCCTGTAGTCGTAAGAACGTCCGAGATGATGCCGGCCACGCCCAGATCAAGCAGTGCCGAATTGATAAGCGCGTTCAGCTCCGCATCCAGAGCGTCTGTCTTTATCCTCAATGCCATCTTAACTTTCGCAAGCATCTTCGTTTTCCTCCTGTTGCTGTTGCTGGTAAGCAAGGAAAAAGTTCCTATTAACGACGTTATAACCTATATGGCCCAACGGTATCGTCGGGTCGCACCAGATACGATATCCGAGCTTCCTCGCCCTGATACAGAACGCGATATCTTCACCCGCGCCCGGCATCGGCGTGAACATTGATCCGAATTCATTCTGGACAGAGATGAATATGTCCGTTGTCATCAGGACGCAGCCGAAACCGCATCCGCCGACCTCGAACAGTTCTCCCTTGATTTCCTTGAAGTCAGACCACTCTATTCCCTCTTCCGTCTGATCGAGATGGTCAAACAGAACAGGAGTAAAGGGCTGCACCCGTCTGAAGTACAGCCCCGTTACGATATCGACATCAGGGTTCTCCATGTGAACCATCAGCTTTTTAAGTGTGTCCGGCGGGAATACCATATCAGAGTCGAACCACATAACGTAGTCCGCTTCCCCCTCTATCGCCTCTCTGGCTATGTCGTCTCTTGACGTGTAGATCAGCGACCCGATCTTGAAGATCTGACCGATAAGATGATCTTTCAGCCCGTATGACGTCAGCCTCGCGAGTGAATCAGCAAACTCTGCCGGCACCTGGTTCATACATGGAACCGCTATAAGAACCTTTTTCATAATTCCATCCCTCCGTAAAAAAGCTCCGTCTTATTTCTTGACTTTGCAGAACGCCTTCGGAGCAACGACGCCCAGTCCAACGAACTCACGGCCGATGACCTTGACCAGGTCAGATGTTGCCAGTGACAGGTCGTCAAACTTGAACGTGATCTCTTCGCCGTTCGGGAAGTTCGCCAGCGCGCCCTGTCCGAGGTCGCCTACGATCGCATAGGTAACGCCAGTCGTCGCAGCTGAGAACGCTGTGATCGTGCTGTTGAAGACGACCGGCAGACCCTCAAACGGATCCACAGCGTATCCATTAGCATACTGTGCTTCCTTGAACGCGCCCCATGTGAGCTTGTTCATCATGACGACCGGGTTCGCCGCATCATCAGCCAGCTGCGCCATCGCCTTCGCAACAGTACCGACCGCTACAGTAGTAGCTGTGATAGTCGGAACCGCCGGAGCAGTAGTTGTGGAAACTGTGCCACACGCCTCGATCTTTGCGATCAGCTGATCAGCAGCCTTCTTCGCGATCTGATAAGCAAGCTCGTCATAGATGTACTGCAGGAACGCTTCTCCTGACAGATCCAGAGCTTCGTCAGAAACGCTGATCCACTTTTTGATGGATTCCGGCTTCAGCTCGACGACTCCAAGCACCAGAGTCTCTTCGTTGACCGCTACGCCTTCCTGATGTACTGTAGCAGCAGACGCGCTGATCTCGAATCCGACTTTCAGGTTGCCGCGAACATAGGACTTCTTGACCAGGCTCATAATGCCTTCCTTGTCCCACGCGGTCTTAACGATGTCATATACCAGTTCAGGAACCGGTACGGTGCCTCCGGTCGCGTTCTCGGACAGCAGAGCTCTGCACTCTTCGTCGCTACCGGTCTTGATGTAGTTTGCATACGCATTCACATATTCTGCGCTGTTGCGGATCTCTTTCACATCCATTGGTTTTTTCCTCTCTTCCGTTGTCTCGATAACTTTGGTTACTTCGCCCGCGCCACTGGCGACAGCAGTACGGATCTCTGCCTTCTTTGCTTCGGCGTCTTTTCTGGCCTCCAGCTCTGCATTGATCCCTCTCGCTTCTTCTTCAAGCGCGTCAAGGTCAGCTTCAGGAGCGTCGATCTCGCCGGCAATGGCGGTCTTGCGTTCCTCCAGCTGTTCGATGGTCATTTCCTTGATTTCCATCAGTACACCTCCGTAAGAATCTTGATCTTCTGCTTTTTGCGCTCAATACTGCGCTGCTCGGCTTTTGCACTCTCCAGTGATTCCTTCGCCCTCTCCAGTGCTTCCGGAATACCGCGCGCCTGTATCGACGTTTGACTATAAGCCGGGAATGTCACCGCGGATACCTCGAATACCCGGCCGATTTTACTGATACGGCGTGTAGGATGCTCACTGTCAAGATCGTCCCACTTATCGCCGTCGACAGTCATCATGAAGGACATGCCGTCCAGGTCGCCTCTCTCTACTGCGGAATACAGCGATTTCGCTTCTGCGTTGTTTTCCGTATCGAGATCTACCCGGATCTGCATCCCCTCGCCCGGAACCACGCTCATCTGCATCGTGCTTTTAGCGTTGTTGTTCCTGCTCCGGGCCAGCGGGATCATGTCCACGTTGTGGTTCACTAAAAAACGCACGTCTTTGAGATCCGTCTCATTGAGTGCGCCGTCTTCTATGATCTCGTCGAA